GGCATCGTGACCCGCAGTTCTGAGCTTGAGTTCAAAGGTCTTGCCAATACGATCCGCAAACCACCCCTTCTCCGTCAGCTCCTCGTAGTCATCGGAGATGTCGATGGTGTGAGATCCCGCAAGACCGACGTAGACGCCGTAGACTGTAGGAAAGTGATCACAGTCCGACTCCGACAAGGCAATCGATGTCATGGCACCCACGTAGGCTGCCGTGTGAGGGCTCTGCATCTTCTCATGCATATCATCAGCAACATCCGTGCGCTTGGGGACGCCGAAGGACCCGTAATCTCCCCGCATGGTCTTGAAAGGTGACAGGATCATGGTGGTCTTGCGATGGACGGCCACAGTCTGCCCTCTCACCTTCGCATGCGTTCTATCCACAATGGATTCAAGTTGGTTGTCCAGCTTGACACCGTAATCGTGGAGGCCTGCAACATTCTCTATCTTGAAGAGCTTTTCAAGACACGGGAAGAACGGCTGCAGGTTCTTCAGAGTCCAGGGGGCTCCATCCAGCTTGGGCAGACGATGAATCTTCATTTGGACAGCGTTGGTCCTCAAATCCTTTCCCATTATGAAGTGTCTCGGTGATGAATGCAGAAAAATAAACGACAAGGAGAACAAGATGAACTTTCAACTGAGAAAGTTTAATATGGACATGATCAAGGATAGATGTGGGATGGACTCCCGCAAGAGTCCTATGATTGTGATCATCGGTAAGAAGGATACGGGCAAGTCCTTCTTGGCGCGTGACCTGTTGTTTAACGTCCAGGACTGCTTTCCGGCCGGCATGGTGATCTCGCCCACAGAGGTCGTCAACGAGTACTTTCAAGCATTTGTTCCATCCAAACTGATTCACGACAAGTATGAGCCAGTGAAGGTCCAGGCGTTCATCAAGCGACAGTTCGCAGCCAAGCAGCGATTTCTTAAATCCAAAGCATCCGGGTCTCCGTTTGATCCTCGTGCGTTCTTGATTCTCGACGACTGCCTGTATGCTGCCAAAGAGTGGATCAATGAAGAATCCACTCGCTTCGTCTTCATGAACGGTCGTCACCTCGATATGATGACCATTATCACTATGCAGTATCCGTTGGGTATCACGCCCAACCTCCGTACCAACGTGGACTTTGTGTTTATCCTCCGTGAGAATATCCTAGGTAATCGTCGTAGAATTTACGAGAATTACGCGGGTATGTTTCCTACGTTTGAGATGTTCTGCGACTTCATGGACCAGTGCACAGAGAACTACGAGGGACTGGTTATTTGCAACAACGTAGCCTCTAACAAGCTGGAGGATCAGGTGTTTTGGTACAAGGCGTCCGAGCATCCGCCGTTCAGATTGTGCGATTCAACCTTGTGGAACGACAACCGCCCGTTCCAGTCCGCTATGCTCTCGTCCGACGACTATAACGCCGCATCCTTGCGGAAGAAGAACGCCCCGCCCTCCGTTTGGGTAAAGAAGACCGGCGGCGAGTAAGTCTGCCGCCTTGGGCGGCCACACCGGCTTCGTGGATTCGTGTAGCAGCAGCCAATGTTGATTCAACCGAATCGTCATCAAGGTCCATTTCAATAGCTTCCTCGACGATCGGATCGCCACGAACCGGATTGGTAATACGAGCCTTGGTCAGAAGTGCAGCCCCGGGTCCATCAATGTATTCATCGACCACCTCCGTTTGCGTCTTGGGTTCCAGATACATAAATCCACCCAACATAGCAGTCGACACCGGAACCCGAGGCTGCTTAAAGCGGTCCCGAAACGCATTGATCGTTGCCAGAAAATAGGCCGGCCACCTAGATTCTGGTATCACATTATTTGACTGTGCGTCAAAAATGAAGAGCTGATCGGATTCCGGATCCTTTTTACAATCCAACCGTCCTCTCGCATTTGGCAAAAACTTGAATCCCTTTATGATCGTAAATGCGTGTCCAATACCTCCGGCACTCGATGTCATAAGGGCAAAGGTTCCACATTGAGGGAAGAGCGAAGTGCGAAGGTAGTTCATCATGTCTGGATGTAAGGTCGTTTCATCACTCATTGCGGGAATAGACGTTTCTATATTTGATCTCGCACTAGTGGTAATGCCCCGTCTTTCCAGAAACCCTTGCCAGTGGTTCATAAACAAACCCTTTCCCTTGAACGTCAATAGATCTGCAAACTGGTTACTGATGAGTCCCAATGAAAGAGCCGTTGTTGCACCGCAGTTTGGCGAGTCAGCTGTTTGAGTAGGAGGAGCTCTATAACTACTAATGCTGTGACACGAAAAAGGAACTTGAAATAGTGTGGTTGTGGGTCCCCTTGCCGCCATTATACGATTGTCTTATTTTTTACTCGCGATGAGCTCCCTCCGACGGGTGAACCGGAGCAGACGCATCCTCCAGAGACTTCTTAGCATCCTCAAGCGCCTTCTCCTCGGCGTTGGCCTTGCGACGCTTCTCATTCTCCTCCTTCTGGGCCTTGATGGACTCCTCGCGCTGCTCCGCAAAGAACATCTCCTTGTTGGCCTCGTTCTCCTTGTACTTACGCATCAGCTCGTTCAGTTCCTTCTCAGCATACTCCACCTCCGGCATCAGGTGTTCCGAGGGATCCCACGGCAGCCACGCACCGACCTTGCCAATGTACAGGTTGTCCTTGGGGTAACGGCGCTGCAGAACCTTGGAGAACACCTGGGCCTCCTCAACCGTCGGGAAGGAACGGCGAACCTTCACACCGCGGATATTCGTACGGAAGTCCACGCTGTTATCGTACATCTCCTGGAGATCCTTCTCGTTCTTGAGGAGGAAGATCTGGTACTGCTCGCGGATATCCGTCTTCTTGACCTCCTCCTTGCGCACCGCCACAAAGTCCTGCGCATCCTTCAGCAGGTCGTCAATCTTGAGAGAGTACTTCTTGGACAGAAATGCCATGTAGTTCTCCAGGCCCTTGATCTTCCACTCGTAATCCATCCACTCCACAAACTTCTCAAAGTAGAACTCCTCCTTGTTCTTGATCACCTTCTCAGGGCTGATGAAGGACACAATGCAGTACTTCTGGGTCGGCACCTCCGGGTCCTCGTCAAGGTAGTCGATCGGGCCAGACTCATCGCGTTTCGGAAGCTCGGTGCGGGGCATTTACTCTTTTCATCGGTTCCTTTGAAAGTCCTTTCTCCGCAAGACACAAACATGTACGACATCTTCACCACCGCCTACCTCTTCTTTTTGCTCTGCCCCGGCGTTGTGTTGTCCATTGGAAGCGGCATGACCGCCGCGGCCATCCACTCTCTGGTGTTCTTTGTAGTCCTGCAGTATCTCTCCCTGTACATCCCCTGGTGGGCCATCTGGGTTGTGGGCGTGTCCTTCGTTTCCTATAAGGTGTATTCAGGGGGTGCAGTGTAAAAAATCTTCGGACCATAGAACCAAACAAATGGATTCTAAGCCGAAGCCCACCCCCTCTGCTGGTGTTGATGTTGCTGATCTCGTGACTCGCCTCGTAAAGTACCTCCTGGAGGGTCTCGCGGTGGCCATTGCCGCGTTCGTCCTCCCCGGCAAGACCCTCAAGGTCGCCGAGGTTGGAATGATTGCGCTGGTCGCCACTGCCACGTTCGCGATCCTGGATATCTATGCGCCTAGCGTTGGCGCGTCTGCTCGCACGGGTGCCGGTTTCGGCATCGGTGCCAACCTGGTGGGATTCCCCCGGGTGTAGTTACGAGCTGAGGGGATCGAACCCTCGCGGCTTTCGCCAACAGATCTTAAGACTGTCTCCTTAACCACTCGGACAAGCTCGTAGAAGATTCACAATGCCACCTGCGAGGGAAACGGTGATGATGGACGCGTAGTTAGATTGGGTTAGTTGAACGACGTTAATCGCGGTGGAACACACGGGGGACGCGGTCGTCACGAGTGTTTGCGCGACCTCCAGAAATGAATGCGGAACACAGAATGCATCATAGAACCGCGCGGACCCAAAATGCACGATATAATTGAGACCCACGCCCACCAGAGACTTCGCGAGGATTTCCATTTACCACTTACCTGCCAAAAAGAAGTATCCAATGGACCCCAGTTCCATTTTTCTTGTCCGTTACAATGGTCGTTGGATTACAATCCATCCACGTCCATTTGAACCTGAGCGCATGACGACTGACGTGGCATGGCTGCAAATCAAAGAGAACCTCACGACTGAGGAAGCCTATCGCCGCTGGTTTGAGCTGCAGCGCAGAATTTCTCGTGTTCTCAAGTAATGAGCACGCTCCTTATTGCACTGGCACTAACGGTCCTTGCCTATCTTGTATGGAGGATGTGGAAGCCAGTTATGAGCCCTAAGCGTACAGTTCAAAAAGATAAGGCCAACCTGTATATTTTTCACACAGACTGGTGCGGTCACTGTATGAAGGCCATGCCTGAATGGGAAAAGCTGGAGTCTGGACCGAAGCAGTTTGGAAGCACAGAGGTGACCTTCATACGAGTCAATGCCGAGAACGATCGCACAACAGCAGACTTGTACGAGGTGGATGCGTACCCGACAGTTAAGTTAGAGACACCGAAGGCTCTCTATACCTACACCGGAAAGGTCACCGCAGAGGGTTTAACAGAGTACCTCCGGCAGACGTTTGGCAAGGAAGCGTGAGGCCTGCGCAAATCCCTGATCGTACAGATGTTTCTTATCCTCTTCTGTCAACTCCTGCATCAGCATAACCGTATCATTCTTGAACCAAATCACGTTTCCTGTGACCGACTCGGATCGAAATGATTCGTACAGAGTTGCAGCATACGTAGACAAACTCATTTCCTTCATGCGTTCGGGAGTAATCTTAAGATCGGAGCGGCTGATGTGAAACACGAGACACTCTGGCGGAACAATCGTATGAAGATTGTGGACAAAGAATCCACCGTCCACGTACACATTGTTGTAGATGACCTGGGGGTGAAACACAAACGGAATACAGCACGATGCCTTCAGCGCATCCAGAAGCGGAACATTTCCCGACAGCAACGATGTTCGGCGCGTCGTCAAGTTTGCTGCCACAATGTAGAGCTTCTGCGGTGCGTCCCCAATCACAGCATTTCGCAAATCAATTCCTTGATTGTCAAATGCCTTGAGAAGAGTCTGTGTGAACGAGTCCATTGGAAATAGCGCCTTCTCCTTGGAGAACGACGTGATGGTTGCCAAGTTGATCGAGGGAATAATGGTGGAGAGATTGAAGTCGGTTGAGAACATCAGCTTGATGGCATGAACCGGGATCTTGTACGCGACAGCGGTTGCAAGAATAGACCCCGCCGAACACCCGTAGATTCCCTTGGGAAAGACCAATGGTTGATGCTTTTCTAACGCAGCTAATCCGCCGATCATGATGCCACCTCGGACACCGCCGCCTCCGAGTGCAATTGCAGGAAACATTCTTAGGGTATCTATGTAAGGATGCTGAAAGCTCGTGATGTCTGGGACGAAGCAGAGGAACGCCGAGAGAAACGCATGCGCGCCATGAGACCCGTGTTATCTCAACTGTACGGTCAAATCCGTAAACAAGCCGTCCATTCCCCTAACGCACCCTATATCGTCTTTGAAATCCCTGCGTATGTCTTTGGATATCCGTTATTCCAAATGACCGAAGCTCGCGAGTACATCATGAATACCCTGTCCCAGGGTGGATACATGGTGTGGGTCATTGACGAGAAGTATCTGCTCATCTCCTGGCTGAAGACGGCAGGTGGCAAGCTCTCCCAACACCGCCCGCCGTTGCTCACCAATTACCGCCCCATGGTCTATGACCCTTCAACCCTAGGCAGTATGCGATAAAGTCTTGGGAACATGTAATGGCTGCAATACCTCTTCAAGATGATGCACCGGACTCGGCTGCATTTTTATCCAGATACCGCACAGATAAAAACTATTTTAACTGGTTTGTGAGTCGGCACGGTGATGAACTTCACTATGGCCAAGGACAGCAGGTGGGAAATGTACCTGAAAATATTATCAAGGCAGCGTGGCAATCTCCTGGAAACAGGCGGTCATGTTCGGGTCAACGACTTGGTCCGCCAATCAATAGCAGACATAATATTAAAAAGAAACGCCCCGGTGCAGAATGCTGTTCCCTCACCTCTACGGGTATGTTTGGAACACGTGCTGACGCACGACCCAATGCAAACGGAGAGGACTGCGGGTACGCGTTTGATGGCCCACCCGTTGTCACTAATGATCTTACCGAACTAAACCGTCCGCGTCCGATGACATCCGTTGAAAAGGGTCTTAGAAATCAGATTGCCGCAGAGACCATAAAGGGTATAGCTTTGATAAGTGGTGCCGAGTTTGCAGATAAAACAATCCCAGATCAAATTGACTATCTATATGTAGTGCTTGGTAATTTTGAGGCGTTAGCAAGTCGCTGCGGAGCAATTAAGGCCTATTTAACAAAGGTGCTAAACGGCACTCCTGAGGTACCTACCAGTCCTGGTGTAGATTACAGTGCTGCGGTACCTGGCAATCCTAATCTAGCGAGGCTTTATGTCCAGCAACTATATATGCGTGTTCGACTTGGGCTACGTACTGTAGCAAAGACCAAGAAACTTGCGGAATTTCTCGACAAACTATGCGCATCCGTTACAAAGGAACCCAGAGTCGCAACGGACCTAACGGAAACAGGAGGGTATACTCGCCGTAGAACCCGCAGGAGACACGGACGTCGTCGTACTCAAAAAAAGAAGGCATAACTATTTGGACCACGAGATCGGGAGCCAAAAAGAAAAGTTTACACCAGCCGGGAATCGAACCCGGGCTTCAACGTTGGCAACGTTGAATTCTACCACTGAACTACTAGTGTAGTGGACTGTGCCTGCCGGGACTTTAACCCGGATACCGTCCCTCATCCAAGGGAGGGTTCTAATTGATTTACAGGCACGCCCACCTCCTACTTGTTTGTCGGAGGCAGATCCATTTTAGACGATGTTAAGCCCGCCGGCTCACTCTTCTACGAGACTGCTTTGAACGTCGTTTGAACGCACGACGGCGTCTTGTTCGTCTGCCGCCCGGGAGTGCCGCTCGTGCGACGGCTGCCATGTAATTTGGATCCGTGCCGATCCGCGCTAATTTTATTGCTTCGTATCCGGCAACTTCTGTCATGGCAGCTGCATTATCGGTAGCATACGGTGGATTGGCTGTTTTGACAGGGGCCCCATCTGCAGCCTCGACAACAAAATTGTAGACAGCTGGGTTACCCCGCTCCCTCGCATACTGATAGAGAGAGACTTGTCTTCCGATTGTATTCGTACCCACAAGGCCTTGAAGATCTACAAGGAGTGCATCAAGAAATGCAATTACAGCTGTGTGTCCGACATCACCAGGACGCTGTGGATGTACTGCATTGTACTGCGCGCGCATAGCCAAACACCTACGTAATTGGTCAATCGCTTGTTGAAGTTGATTCTGTGCTAAAAATCCTGTAAGGACCACTGCAAGTATATCAAATTTGGCCTCACAAATGCCAGGGGTATGATAGGGAGATTCTTCCATAGTTATTCGGGCATCTAGATCGAGAGACACTTGAGCAAGAGTGGTAATATCCACAGGTGGGTAGACTCCCTCGTACTTCACATGTCGCCCTGTCGTAAGTCCGCCAAGTGCATTCACCAAACGCTGTTGAAGTTTGCCTTGTGATGCGCGAGGTAGAGCACGAAATCTTGCATCAAGGAGTGGATTACTAGCTAAAAACACGGCTGCCGTGGGAATATTGGCAGCCGCCATTACTCTATAAAACGAATTTGATTTAGCGAGATGGCTTCAAGGTATATGTGTGATCATGACGTTGTGGTCAATGATGGTGAGCGCGTGTGCACTCTCTGCGGAACGATTCTGGGCTCTGCTATCGATGAGGGCGCAGAATGGCGAGTCTACGGCAATACTGAAGACGATCCCTCCCGTACCGGGACGATCACGAGCGAACTCCTTCCTGATTCCTCCTACGGATCTATGATGATGCGTCGGCGGGGAGGACAACAATCCGAAGAAGGAAAGTCAATTGCAAAACTGTCTGCGTGGTCGTTCTCGAGCCACGGAGAGAGGTCATGGATGGGCATCTTTGATGCGATTCAGCAGTCCTGTATTCGTGCCGGACTGCCGAAAGCGATTGTCATGGATGGATGCGCTCTGTTCAAGAAGGTGGAGGATGCGCAAAAGACTCGTGGAGAGACCCGTCGTGCCCTGATGGCTGCGGCGATCTTTACGTCCTGTCGGCAGCATGATGCAACTCGTACGCACGAGGAAGTGGCTGGGCTGTTCCACGTGAGCATTCGGTCGCTGTGTAAGGCGCTGATGCGGTTCACAGATGGCGGATCCAATGTGCTGAACACCCAGCTGGGAATTGCCGAACGTATCTGTGCAGACATGGATTTGTCCGACACAGATCGCGATGCGATTGTGCTGATGCTCCAGGGCTTGCCTGAGATGGAGCACACGCCCAAGACCATCGTGGCGGGAGTGGTCTGCTCGGTACTGGGTGGGCAGATCTCTCGGGTGTCTACCGCATCCGGAGTATCCTCGGTGTCTATCCGCAAGATTGTGGAAAAGTTTAAGGCGACGGGAAGTACGTGATGGAGTATGTATACACATGTGACGCAAATGTATCAGAATTAGCAATCTGAAGATTACTTGTTGAATTAGACAAATAAATGTTATATGCATTGCTTGACAAGTTGCGAATTGTATACGTTGATCCAACTACAGTGACAATTCCAAGAGCACCCAGGTAGGCGTTACCAGTGTCTGTATCTTGAACGGAGAGCATCAACATTCCCTTTTTTAATAATCCAATCGTAGCATACCCACCAATAGGAATACTAGCTGTTGTTCCACTCGTCGAAAAGAACCCGCCGGTCACCTGCAGTGTTGCATTGCAGTTGGGGTACGAAGCCGTATTACTAATCGTTGTCGTAGAATTGCTGAAGGTCAAGACGCCAAATCCATCGGACACCTGCATGCTACCGTTGACATCTAAGTTGAACGAACCGGGCATTTTGTTGATTCCGAGGCCACCGGTCTGAATACGCGCATATCCCTCCACATCTAACGTGAGGGGCACGGGTGACGTAACTGGAAGACTTGACTTGTTAATACCAATCCGACGGCCGGTGAGATCGCCAATGATTGTCGGCGTTGCACCAGTTCCGACGATCAAAGTGTTGCTCGTGTTGGAGATAGGCGTGATTCCGGGTCCAATGAAGATATTGTTGTTTCCTGCAGAGACGCCGGTTCCATACCCAATGTAGATGTTTGAGTTTCCACCGCTGAAAGTGTTGGCTCCGATGGCAATACTACCCACTCCGCTTGCCGCACCATTTCCTGCGAGATACCCAACTAAAACGCCACTTGATACATTCTGAGAGGATGCGCCTGCGTTCGTCCCCACAAAAGTATTGTTTGAGTTCAGGCTCGTTGCGAGAGAGGAGTTTGGGTTTCCTGCGCCACTTCCGATATACGCGTTAGAGTTCGAATCTCTCACATTCACAGCATACGTTGTGATCGTATTTGCGGAGACAGTGTCAATATTGACGAGCTCAAGCTTGGTCTGGTAGTAGTTCGAGAGGGTATTGTAGACAAACGTGGGGCGAAACACATTTGACAGCAAATTCTGGACGTTGGACGTACTACTCATTGTAGTAAAGGGAGACAAAGGTTTAAGTGTATTCTCCGTAAGTAGTATAGATGTCCTTCACCCTCTTCCCTATCAAGCCGTCCGAACAGCACCTCTACAAGATGTACAAGCAGAGCGTCGCCGTATTTTGGACGCCGGATGAAATCGACTTTTCTAAGGACCTATCCGACTGGGCTAAGCTGACCGACAATGAGAAGCATTTCATTGGCCGCGTGTTAGCATTCTTTGCAGGATCCGATGGCATCGTCATGGAGAACCTGGTGACTCGTTTCCAGGGAGAAGTGAACTCGCAAGTGGTCAAGCTGTTTTACTCGTTTCAGAACGCCATGGAGGGAATTCACTCGGAGACGTATTCTCTGCTGATTGACACCTACATCAAGGATGAGGAGGAGAAGGCCAAGCTGTTCAATGCCATCAACACTGTGCCGTGCATTGAGAAGAAGGCCGAATGGGCGCTGAACTGGATGGGATCTGATAAGTCCTTTGCGACCCGTCTGGTAGGGTTTGCCTGTGTGGAGGGTATCTTCTTCTCGGGTGCGTTCTGCTCTATTTTCTGGTTGAAGAAGCGCGGTCTCCTCCCGGGCCTGACATTCTCCAATGAGCTCATCTCTCGCGATGAGGG